TAATCACACCCTGTTTATTTAGGTGCTCTCTCACGGCAAAAGCTGCCGCGAAGAAGATCAGTGATTCCAACTCAAACGTGAATCCGTTCCCCATTGAGGAGAACTTCTGCCAAGTAAGAGATTGCTTTGCATCAAGAAGTTCACCGACTTTAGAGCGGCTTGCGTCAAGAACCAAGAACCAGTCATGAGGTAATAAACACCGCACAACTTCCCTCGATATCGAGTCGCTTGCTGAAGAGAAATCAACTGTCGCTAGATGGTCCGTAGTGGAACCCAGCTTTGCTAAACGCTGATTCTTCGACTGATCATTTAGATCAACCCCAAACTTCCGTAGTTTCCGTCGAATCATCGAGCCGATCCCTTTTTGAAACCAGAGGTTTAACCCTGGCTCTATAGCGATTACTCGATCAGTCTTCGAATTCTTTGGAACAGTGACCAATTGGTTCCCTCCCTCAAAAGCAAAATCGGTCCGCGAGAAGTTCTCGGGCCTGACATTCTGCCAATGAGGATAGGCCTCCTGTAAAAGAGGACCCACGAAGGAGTACAAGTCTGCAGTTATACCGGTTTCTGACCGGAATTTATTAGTAGCCGAGACGTCTTCACCTTTTACTTTGGTGCTAACGCCAGGGCCCCACCCAGATTCTTCAAACCACCTCTCACCGTCGAAAGACCCGAGGATCTCGCTAATTTTCCGGACCGTTGCATTAAGCAACGAAACGTTAGATCCCTTGAATAGGGGATCTAAAGCAAGATCGAAGAATCGTTTGTTCGTTGACTTACATAGCTCTTCAAATTCGAAGAATTTTGAAAGCGCAACCTCCCTCTTGTCAGCCGTGTTCTTTAAGAACGTAGCCTTCGAAAGGAATTTGGTTGCAGCGTAGTCAAGCCTGAATGCCTCAGCGTCTAGATAATCGGACGGAGAGACCTCAAGGTCAAGTAATTGGCTATGCTCGCATTGCGAGTACAGTAACCAAACACATAGAGCTCGAGGAGTATCCAGAGCAGAAAGGTAAAGTAGAATCGCGTCATCAGTTTGATGCGGTAGCGCCTTGTAGGTGTGCGCGGCTTCAAGCCGAACACGATTAGGCCATCTTTTGATTGGCATAATTAGTCTTCCAGTGGAGTGTGTTTAAAGCCGAATCAATAAATCGATTCGAAATTTTCGAGCGCGGCCGTTACGATGGCATTCGCAAGAACGTTCTTAGCATAGGCAGCGACATCTTTACGCTGCTGAAGGGTTGAACGCTCAGGGCACACAAATTCACCTACGAAGAGAAGATCATATGCTTTCGTCGGCGCCGGTTGAATACCGGTAGCTGTTGAAGCAGACGTCTGCTCGAGGATTGGAAGAACTACCTTAATCCCAATGCGATAGTTACGCGTCGTTTTAGACGGCGCTTTCACGCTCATGGAGATTACTGGGAAACCGAGGGCGATTCCGCCTGATCGATCAGCCCAGCGGGCAACACCCGCAGCGTCAATATTGACAGGGTTGAAGGTATGACCAACGGGGGTTGCAAGACCGTCGTTGATAGTGAGAGCAGCTAATGCTGGCATGGTTTTACTTCCTAAATATATTTTGAAGGAGTGCTAGAGCATTTAAGATATGGGCCGTACCAACTGGGTTCTTAAACACCGGTCTATATGCACGTGGAAATCCAGTTAGGATAACACGATCGCACTTAACCAAAGTGTCCGAGAATTTCCAGTCGAAGGTATACCTCAAACTTCCATACACGAGATTTTTCGCATCGGATATGACTGCGCCGGTTCTTTTGAAGAAGTCCGTTCTGCAACCCTCAGTAAACGTTAGGCCATAGGCCGCGTCAAACGAGGACAGAAAGTTCCCAATCGGGAGAAACCAATCAATCACAAACGAAAACGGCATTAACTCCCAGGCGATCAGTTGCGGATTCGTTATTCCTAACGATGAGAGCGAATGAACACCTAAGTTGTCGACTTCCCACCTCAAAGTGTATTTCACACTATAGAGGGCCTTGCTTTTGACGTAGCTTTTTGACCCCGGTATTTCCGGATTCATGACCACTTCGTCTAATACACGGCGGCTTGACGCCTTTTCAGAGACCATCCCGTTCTGCTCAGCTTTATTACGTTCCGCTACAACTTCTAGCGAACCGTAAATGTCGTTAAGCAAAGGGGACCAGCCATACTGAAGTTGAAGCCAACCAGAAGCAAGAGCCCGACGCTGCTTCTGTGAGACATTTTCCTGAGGAACATGCCTATTATACTCTTTGTTATAACGTGCTCTCGCACGTCGTCGAGCTTTGACGCCCAAAGAGTTTGCAGCTGCATTAAAGTTTCCGCGTTTAAGGTTGATGGCTGCTGCTATGAAACGTGCAAACGTTTCGTTAATTAGCTTTACAGTCTGACCTCTTTCCGCGAACGCTTGTACAAGATTTACCTTTTGGTTTTTTAAAGACAAAAGGGCCTTGACGATGGCTTGTTGATTCAAAGCCTCGATTTCTGCAGCACTCCAACCATGGTTAATTACTTTTGACTGTGATGAAAATACCCGGAAATTACTACCGGTTATCGTCATAAAGTTCGAGTTTGCGACACTTGCGTTCCGAGAATCTTCATTCCCGGTCCATGGATGCCTAGTCTGTTCTAAGAAGGAGAACGCCCGCATTGGGAGTTTCCCCGCCTCTTTCAAGACAAAGTAATTCGGAGTGTTTGTTGTAATACGCTTCTGCACAAATCCACCAGC